CTTTACGATGTCCATTTTGCATTTTTAATGTAGCCTCTTTACTTCTCTGTGGAAGATAATCCATTGTATTAGGTGTTGCCCACAATTGACCCCAAGAGCCTTGATCCCTATCTCGCATTGATGGACTCATTTGATTAGCTGTTGCTGTTGGAGTGTGTAACATCTTTACAGACGATCCAGATGCGTTCTCTTTTGTGAGCTGCACCAACCGAGTAAGCTGGTATATTGAACGTCTGGCAGGTGTATTTTTCATTTTCCATGTCAAGGAGAACTTGGTCGAGTCCCAACGCAATGTGACCAGGAACATTTTCAAAAACACACCAAGCGGGTCTTTTGAGTGCAATGATTTTATGTATATAGGGCCAGATGTGTCGAGGGTCTTTGATCCCTTTTTGTTTACCTGCAACGCTGAACGGCTGACATGGGTATCCTGCACTAAGGATTGTGTTTGACCAATCAAGGTTTCTGGAAATAAATCTTTCTGGCTCATCTGCTAACTCCTTTACATCATTACATATTTTTACGTTTGGAAATCTTTTCTTTAATATATCTCTTGACCATTCTTCTATATCACAAAATAAAATGGGTTTACTTAGTCCTGCATCCATAAAGCCTTTAGCAAACCCACCTAAACCACTACAAAGATCAATATGATTCATCATTTTATTTACAATAGTTATTTATCATCTCTTGAGTATCTTTATGTGCTTTTTTTAGGAATTTAATTCTATCTTCATAAATATGAATAATATCAAAGAAAGACTCAAACTCTTTTCCATATTTTTCTATAAAATCCTTTTTTTCATACTGTATTGCATCTTGCTGCATAATAAAATTAACTTTCATTTTCATTCTCCTTATCAGATGTTCCATGTGAAACATCACAGCACCCATCATAGTAATCTGCAAAATCACTGCCATAGAGGGCGATAAACTCATCTCTGTCCATCGTAGAAGCATCATTTTTCATATCCATTTATTTCTCCTTAAAATTTTTTATTTAATAAAACTTGACTGAACGGAACTTAACGCAACCCAACCGACTTAACTTAACAAAACAAAACTCAACTAATTTAAACATAACACAACAAAACTCAACTAAACCGACTTAACTTAACAAAACGTAACTGAACGTAACTAAACAAAACTCAACTTTACGAAACATAACTCAACCGACATATGTTAAATTACATCCTCTTGTTTTAAAGAGTGACCAGCTTTACTGGTCAACTCATCTAAGAAAGTATCAAAATCAAAAAGTGAAACATTGATATCTTCACAATAACTTCCATACTTTTTCTTGAAATTTTTTAAGTAATTAATGGCTTGTCGACCCATCTCATGTTGATGTTCTTCATCATTGGGGTCAACAACAACGTAACCTCCTCCACTTTTTCTGTCTTCAATGGGTGAAATAAGTTTTGGATAAGTATAAATTTTAGCTACTGTATCACCCTTAATAATAGTAGGTTTTTCAACTTGGATGGTTAAACCATGCGTGAACTGCCGTGCTTTTAATTTCTTGTTTTCCCAAGCATCTTTCTGGTAGCCATGCTCATTTAAATCTTTATCACCAGAGGGAAAAAAAAGTTTATAAACATCTTTATTCCAATCTGGGTTTTCGATAATAAAATTTAAAAACTCATTGGCTTCAAACTTGTTGTAACCAGACTCGTTAAGGTAACTATTAATTACTTTTTGACGATAAGGTTTATTCATATTCATGCTACTCTCCTAATCAAGTCTTTTTGATAAAACTCATAAAGCTCTTTTGTTTCTTCGTCAGAAAAATTTGGCAACTCTTTTTGCATTTCTTTCTTTTGATAATCATAACCAAGTTTTTTAATCTTTTCGAATTTAGATTTATCTTCTCTCGTGGAAATTAGTGAGAAAGTGCCAAAGTTTCCCTTACCTTTTTCTTGCCTATTGTCGCCAATCCCACACATAAAACCTGCATTTGTGATTAACGAAAATATAGATGTTTTATCGAAAGTCGGAACAGCAAACCTAATTTTAAATTCGCTGCACCATTCTCTAATCATACACCTTGTTCGGATATCAGGTGCTTTACTTATTCCTGCTGTACGGACAACTGCCATGCTTAACAAGGGTTTTCCATAAATTGGAATGTACTCGTTAGGTAAAAATATTAATCTGTTGACATTTGTTTTTGCAACCCCATCAGTTTCAATAGCAGCTGTTGCCATAGCTCCCTTTATACCTGTGGAAGGAAAACATAGAAAAGTTTCTCCATTAACTTGTTTATGAACAGAAGCTTTATAGTCATCTACTACATTATGTTTAATTTTTTTCTTGTCAGCTTCAGTTTTTCGTCTTGAGCCTATTAATAAATCTCTTTTAACTTTTTCACTCATTCTGTTAAAAATAATAGGTGTATTCCCAATAATTTGAACTAAATGCTCATTTTGTTGAATTGGTTTAATACTAATTGATATTTCTTTAGTGATTTTCATTTTAATCTCCTTTTCTAATGTTTATGCAAAACTTACATTTTTATGTGGTAAGTCTTACAATTTAAGAATTACCACTTTTTACCAACATAAGTCAACCTTTTATTTTGATGTTAAATTATCTGGTCTTTTCAAAGGCTTATAAAAATTTTCAAAAATATCTGGTCTAGGTAATGCTTTAATGTTTTCATAAAAAATGTGATTACCTATTCTGGCGACCTCTTGAAAATGATCTGACCAATAAGGCTGAACTTGTTCTGTATGATAATGAGTAACACCATCACCTACGACACTAATATACTCACCTTCTTCAATCATTAACTTTGCTAAGGCTTTTGATCGTTGAAAAGAAAAAGCATCGGTTGGTTGATCGCTCAATCCATCGCACCAAAAGCTAAACTGGCAAGCGATTTCATTCTCTTGTGTAATGACCTCACAAATTGAATTTGGATATTTTGGACTTTCTTTTCTATTAAGCACGACCTCTGCGACTGCTAGTTGTCCTGAAATAGGTTCACCTCTCGCTTCAAAAAATATTGTTAAAGCTAAACACATTAAAGCACTATCAAACATCTATTATCTCCTGTGGATTTATTCTTCGTCTTTGAATTGGACCATTTTCAACACCTAGCCAATTTTGACCTCCAATACTTGTTGATACAATTTTTTCTCCATACAATCTTTCATTCTTTTTCATTACATCAATCATACTATCAACAGCATCAAACTTGTATCCATCACCATCTCTTAAACTCCAAAAGTCTTTTGGAACATGAATTGATCTTTTTTCAATCATATCTTTAATACTATTTTTACCACGCATTGTTAGTGGATAACCTTTTTGTTCTTGAGATTTAATCCAATCACCAATAACTTGATATTTTTTTAATTCATTATTTTTTCGTAAAGATTGAATTGTTTTTGTATGATCCACCAGTAAACCAGTATTTAAATCACGAACAAAATGTTTTATTTCACGATTTGCAGGACCATTTGATTTAACAACTGCACCATCAAAAAACCCATTTCTCGTATAAGGTATATCTAAACTTGATGCACGATTTTGACCAGTGGTTGTATTTACATTCCAAACAGCATAAGCAAAACGTACTCCATCAACGAGTGCAGATGTACCTCTAATAAGGTTTCGAGCTTCTTCTGGCGTTTGTGGTGGCTCTGTATCTCTTACTTTAGCCATGTGGTGACAAAGTAATACAGTTGCACCAGTCTCAGTTGATATCTTAGCCATTAAACCCATAAGTGCTGCTCCAGCAGCTGGATCTGCGTTTACATCTGCATGAACAAAACTAGCTAATGGGTCAAATACAATTAGTTTTAAATCATCAATTTGTAGCATTTGTTGGTAGTATTTATCAAACTGTTCTCCAGTATGATAAGATTTATCTTTATTTTGCTGCATAATTGGAAATACACCACCAAAGTTTGGAAGAGGAATTATCCTCATTTTATGTGGGTAATCTAATCTTTTGTTTTCTGGATCTAATCTAGATATTCTTCGATGAACTTCATCTTCGTCGTCTTCAGCAGTAAAGATTATTGTATTACCAAACTCTGATATTGTTCCCCCAAAAGATTCTTGAAAAGGAAGACCAGAAGATATTTTCATCGCTAAATCCATAGTCATCATGCCTTTACCAGAATCACCAGAAGCAGCAAATATTGCTGGAACACCAAGAGGCATAATTTCATTAACTAAAAACTTTTGTATTGGTGGCTTATCATTAAATCGTGATACTAATAAACTATCGTCTAAAAGATTTATAGATCTTTCATAATTTGTATTAATATCATTAAGGAAATCATTTATATTAAAATCTTGTTCATTAACTGCGTCAGCTGCATCCCATTTTTCTGGTTTATCTGGTGGGATGTTTAAAACAGCTACAGATTTAGCTCCATTTTTTAAAGCTAAATCCTTAACAAAATCAGCTAGTTTTTTTCCAGATGGATCATTATCACCCCAAACCAAAACTTCTTTATTTTGTAACGGAGAAAAATCATATTTATCTTCAGAATTTTTTGTTAGCATTCCAGCACCACCAATATGACAAGTTGCTGTAAAACCAATGCTATTAAGAGCATCAGCACATTTTTCTCCCTCTACCCAAATTACTTTTTCAGAGGATAATACATTTGGAATATTATATAATGGTCTAACGTCTGGCATTTTTGGATAAGGACTACCAGGAATAAACTGTCTAAATTCTTTTTTAGGTTTTCCATCATTATCAATAATTAAATTATTGTTTTCATCTTTAATATTGTATCTACGAATAATTGCTAACACTTCATTATTTTCACCTAAATATTTATGTTCTCCATCAAACGGAGTGTTAATGTTATATTTAGTTTTTATATCCTTAACACCATTTAAAAAACTTATTGGTGGTTCTTGAACTTTATTTATTTTTGCTTTTAAATAATCTGAAAAGTAATCTTTAATTTCTGGTAAAGTCATTTGACGACCTTCCATCATAATTTTAACAATACCACCTACACCTTGATCTCCATTAAATTCGTTGCCTCGCATAAAGTTTTTTCCAGATCGAATATCTATTTTTAATGAGTATCCTTCTTCACCTTTAAAAGACCCTATCACAAAAAAATTACCAATAATTCTGCCATTCGGATAAGTATCTTTCAATTCTTTTATTTGAACAGATTCAGGTACGCATTGACTAATCTCCTCAACTAAATCTTTTGCAGATTTTTCTTTAACGTAAGGGGAAACTCTCATAGTGCTACCTCCCAACACGTTTTAGTAAAATCACAATATTTACAACCAAAATAGTCTTTATTACTTGCAACTTTTGGCATCATTTCAGATGCTTCTGTTGCTTTAATAATTTCAACAGCTTTATCGCTTGTTTGCTGTGCTAGAGTTTGATTAAACGGAACAAGCTCATAATAAACTTCACAGGTGTTTTTATTCATTACAGTAAACAATGCAGGATTTTCGTGCAATTCCATGTAAGCTTGATAAAGAGCAACTTGTGCTGCATAAACAGGATTTGTTTTTCTTAAACCACTTCTAACAAATTCTTTAAACTTTCTATCATTTGCAGACTTACACTCCCACAAAAGAGGATATTTAAGATCAATCGGACCACCATAAATAATCCCATCAACATGACCTTTTATTTTTCCATCTAAAACAGAAAAACCAAATTGATTTCCATTTTTATCTTCTGTTTTTAAATCAAAACCAGCATCAATAATCCATTTAGATTTCATGCTTTCGATTGAATGACCAAATTCAAATATTCTTAATGTTTGAGCACCAAAAGATTTATCGTGGTCTGGGTCTTGACCCATAAAACGATATTGAATTTTTCGAGCACATTCATCTCCTAAACTAGAAGCACCGATGTATTTTCTTTGTTCTTTTTTATAATAGTTTTTAACAATACTTTTATTTATTACATCAGAAATCTTATTGATTTCATCAGAAGGGGATTTCTGTTGTTCTGGGGATTTTTCTCCCACATAACTTAGAATAGGATTGTTCCAATCTACTAATTTCTTCGTCGCTTTTTCCATTTATTATGTTCTCACAGTCTTGTGCTATGTAAATTAATCCTTCAACTTCTTCCTTAGTCATCTCATATATTTTTTTATTTAAACCAATAACTTTTAATCCTTTTACAAAATCGTTGAACGCTTCATCATTTTTCATGTTTTTCACCTCCTAAACTTGAATATCCACAAATATCTACCCAACTATCTGTATGATCTGGGGTTTCTATCAATCGACTTAACTTAACACCAATCATACATTGATAAACTTGACTAACAGTTATTTGTTTACCTAAAATTACAGACCAAATTTCTGCTATGCGTTTATGGTTTTCATAAGCAGAGCCATAAACTTTTGCTCTATCTCCATTTACTAATTCTTTTGCTTTTTTAAAAATATTATCACGTTTCACAACTTAACCTTTCAATCATAATTTTATCTATTTCTTTTTTATTAAATAAATAATTTAACCAACACGCACCTCGATATTTATTCCAATTCATATCAAGAACATTTATTTTAAAACCATGTCTTGATAAATGAAACTTTTGTTTTTCTGTTAGAGGATCATTTAACCATTCTTTACTTTTTTTTGCACTAGAATTTGTTTCAACTTGTCGTAAAAAATCATCGGCACAAGCTATTGCTTGTTTTTTTGTTCCAACAGAAACAATGATTGGCTTTGAATCTTTCTTTTTAACAATGGCAAACGATAAATTTTTAACTGTAGTAACTAAACTAAAACCTTTAAATCCTGAAGCAGATAACAAAGAATTAGTTTCGCTTAGATCAATCCATCGAAACGGAGATCTATCCATTAAAGTTACCTCTGTCATTTCGAAATCGGATATGTCTGCGTTTCTCTCAGAGATAAAAACATAACCACAAACTGGACACTCTCTTACATTTAAAGGGAGAAGTGAGCCACACTGAGGACAATTTTTCTCTGGTGCAACACCATTCTCTAAAACCTCTTTACCTTCGAGATCTATTGTTTCGTCAATCGAACCATGATTTAAAATGCTACAACCAAAGTCTAAAACAACACAATCTTTTTTAATAATTTTTGGATGTATTTGATTATCAACCAAACGTAAGCCACGACCAATCATTTGAGTCATAGTGCTTTTAAAAGAACAAGGTCTAGTTAATACAACACAACTTACTGGTGGAGCATCAAAACCTTCTGTTAAAACAGCTACATTTACAACAACTTGTAACTCACCATATTCTAAATGATATAAAATTTTTTTTCTCATATCACTTTGAGTATCGCCAGTAACTATAGCACAACCAATTCCATTTTTTTTAAACTCTTCTAACAAATCCATAGCGTGTGAAATTGTTGAACAAAACACTATTGTTTTTCTATCTGAAGCTTTATCAATCCATTCTTCAACAACACGTTCATTTATAACTTTTTTGTTCATTATTTTTTCAACATCACCCATGTCATAATCGTTAATTGTTTTTTTTACGCTAGATATTTGATCTTTAACACCAACGTCAATTACAAAACATTTAGGCTCAACTAAATAACCTTCTCGTATGAGAGATGAAACTTCGATCTGATAACAACAATTATTAAATACTTTTTTTAATCCTTTACCATCACCTCTATTAGGTGTAGCTGTAAATCCAATAACCTTACAATTTGGATTATTTAATAAAATTGTATCTATTATTTTTTGATATGATGGTGCTGCTGAGTGATGACTTTCATCAATCACTAGTAAATCAATAAAACCAACATTATCTAAATTATTTTGGCGAGATAAAGTTTGAACCATTGCAAAAACAACTTCTTTTGAAAAATCTTTTTGTGATCCATCAACAATAGAAGTTTGTAAATTTGGATTCACTTTTAAAAATTTATCTTGGTTTTGTTGTGTAAGTTCATCTCTATGCTGTAGCACTAAAACTTTTTTTTCTTTTTTTATTCTTTCACCAATTAAAGCAGAAAGCATGATTGTTTTTCCTGCTCCAGTGGGTGCAACACAAATAGTATTGTTAAACTTATCAAGTGCTTGGTTTGCAGATTTTATAGCGTTATGTTGATAATTGCGTAAAATCATTTAATGTTCCTTTTTTTGGTGAGGGTTTTTATGCCACAAGTACCCTCGGACTTGCTATCAACGGACAGAAAAGGTCAAATGTCCTGGCATTTTATTTCATAAAAGCTGGTGTTGCTTCAGATGGAATAGTTGATTGTTGATTTTGTTGAATCTGTGATGGCTTTTCATAATCAGAATAACTTGAGCCTACAACATATTCTTTATCATCAGGAGTTAAAATCCATTTAATTTTATTTTTTGGACTATAACCATTGCTTTCTGCAACACCTACCTTAAAACAAATTTCTTTTGATATTAAATCACCAATACCAGAAATTTGTCTTTTAGATTTTGCTGCATCAGAGTTATCACTAGATTTTAAATTAAAAGCACTGTCTAATATTCTCCTTAATGTCTTTAACCCAATCTCTTTTGCTTTTGGCATACCAGATTTACCAAGCGTATCACCATCAACAAAGATTTTATCCCAAACTTTTCTTCCATAAAAATTTTCAGAAATAATTGTTAATTCTAACTCAAGCCATTTCGCAGAGGATGTTTGTGACTTTTTAAAAAAAACACCTTCTCCAAATTCTAAAATTGATATTTCACCAGGCTTTATATTTATGGATGCTCTAACAACTGTATCTGTTGGTATAATTTGAAAATCATTTGTATTTTCGTCTTCTGGAATGTTATTTAAGTCAATCATACGATTACTCCTTTTGTTGTTTGTTGTGATTTCTGATTAATAAGATTACCATTTATTTTAGAAATAATATTTCCTAAGTGTGGCTCTTCTATTATGGCTAATTTTCCACTTCTATCTTTTGCAGGAAAACCATCTTTATTTAATGGACTACATACAAAGTATCTTTTTAACTCTGTATCATCCTGAAGCTTTAAACTTGCCATCGTAATGACTTGATCCACAATACCAGGTAATTCACGACTTGTTTTGCCACCTTCGATCTGTAATTCATAAATTGGTCTTTCAGCAGCATCTAATTTTCGATCTAAAATACCAACAAATATAACATTCTTTTGACGCATATGTTGTAAATGAATTAACCAAGTCATCATTTCTCTAGCGTGTTGACCATAAACTTGACGTAATTCTAATGCACCATTTTTTGTATAATTTATTTCTTGGTTTGAACACCATTTAAAACATAATCGTGCTGCAACAGTAATACTATCTACAAAATATGTTTGAAACTTTTGCATTTCTTCAGCCATAGATCCATAACTTGCCATTAAAGTATCATAATGTTGTTGAGAATAGTGTTCGTTATCTTTAACAGATGGATTAGGTCCACCTATGATCACAGCTAAATCTCTGCAATCCTGCCATGTCGTAGGTCTTGAACCTTTTAAATTTTTTAATTCTTGTACGGATTGATCTCCAGCTTCTAAATCAATAAAAAAAGTTGTTTTTTCATCTAGTGTTTTAAGTAAAGAAGTTTTTCCAACACCACTTTCGCCACATACAACTATCTTACAACCATTTTTTTCTTTTAATCTTTCTTCAGCACCTATTATTGCTAAACTCATGTCCTATCTCCTAATTTGTGATTTCTATAGTAACTGTTCCATCCTCAACAGTTCGTGCTTCTGAAAGTGTATTTTTAATTTGATCTGAAGCACTTTTAAATTTGTTCTCTTGTACGGAACATTTAATATCAATATATTGATTTGGATCGTCTAATTGTTTTGAAATTTCTAACAATTTTCGTGTATCCCAAGTAACTTTTTTACGAATAGTTACTGATACTTTTTTATCATTTTCGTGGATTACTGTAGTGCCAAAACCTTGTTTTTCAGTATTTTCTACTAACTGGCTTTTAGCTTTAGATAAATATCTATCTTCTAAATGTGAATTTATAGAGTTTAATTCACTTTTAAGTTTTTTCATTTCATCTTGAATTTGTAATTTTCGAGATAGTAAATCATTCGTTGTCATTTGACCTCCATTTTTTTTTCTTACGTTGATACAAACAAAAATGGATTAATTTAAATAATTTGTCAAACTTTTTTTTTGGACATGAAAATATCAATGTTATAAATCGCCTTCATTAACTTTTTTTTTAGTTTAAATTCAGGGGTTTCTATACCTTTTGCATCTTCAACAATTTCTTCAATCGTGCGATCTACATTACTAATTGTATAAGTAAAATCTGCTATGTATCTACAAATTTTTTGTCCATTTACATTCAAGTCGAAAGGAACTTGTAGCTTTAAGTTAGTAACGATTCGTGCTCTTTCCATTGATTTTAACTGACCATAACGCTCTGCTTCCCACTTAGAATCAAACGTAATGTCGTCAACAATAGTTTTTTTTGCATTGTACTTGTTTGACTTTCGAAACTTGGTATAATATGTTGATTTTATAACCATAGTTGGGAGTATATAACATTGCCAAATACAAGTAAATTCAAAAGTGTTGGAATAAATTTAGACAGTTACAAAAAATTATTACGGATATCGAAAGAAGAAAGACGTAGTATAGGTCAACAAGTTTCAAAACTTGTCGATCAAGAATATAAAAATAAATACAAAGATGAAAGCGTAGTGATTTCTCAAGGTGTAGGATCAATAGCTAATTAAGCTAATCCTGCACTACCTAACCCACCTAATAACACATTCGCAGCAGCTGGGTCATCTTTTATTCTTTGACGTAAACTACTTTGTGGTCCTACTGTTGGTGTAGGAGTAGTTGGTGTAGTAATGTTAGGTGCTGTAATATTTAAGCCACCTAAATCAGAACTTGGTGTAGGAAGACTAATTTGACTCTTTATTTTATCTAATTGATTTCCTAATAAAGACTCTGTTTGCCTTATACCTTCTGAAACATTTTCGTCTGTAAGTTGTGTAATAAATTGAGTTAAAGCTAAGGCTAAAGCATTAGGACTAGGTTCGCCTTTTTTTAAAGATTTATTAAAATTTTTATAAAATAAATCAGATGATAGGGCACGACCAATTATTGATAATCTTAATAATTTACCAAGATTTTGTAACGGGCTAGCAGCAATATTAGCAGCAACAAGTGAACCAGCTTCTGCTGTTTTAGAATTTAATTCCAAAACTCTACCAAATTTTTTTATTTTTTCTGCTAAATCTTTATCAAAAATTATATCTAATTTATTATCTGATTCTTTTATTCTCTTTGCAAAAAGACCATAAGATTTAGGGTCTTGTAAAAAGTTTTCACCAAAATCTTGAATTAAATTTTCCATGTAACTAGCTCTAATATTATTAACTAGTTCGTCAGAATTAACTTGATTTTTTAACAAGTTCATAACTTGTCTCGTGTCATTTTCACTTAAAGTTTTTTGAGTGATTAATTTTACTGCATCGGATTCAGTAATTTTTTTATTTGCTAATTTTTTAAGTAAAACATTATTTTGAAAATCAAAAATTTCTTGTTGTTGATTTTTTAAATCTTCTAATGCGTTAATTGTTGTTTGAACATTAGGATCATCTATACTTACTTTGCTTTTAAAATCTTCAACTATGTCAATATTTGATCCACCTTTTATATTTAAATTTTCTAATTGATTTGCTAAATTTTTTACTTCATTTGCATTATCTGGAAATAAAGCATCAAAAGTTTTTCCTAATTTATCAATTTCGGTTTTTAAATATGAACCACTAAATGAATTAGGTTTTGTTGGGTCAAAAGATTTTGTTAATGTATCAGTTAGCCACCTATTTTGTAATTGTCTGAAAAAATTATCATAAAGTTGCGTATCAACTTTACCAGTTTCATCTAATAAAGCATTTTTTAATTCTTCTTTAATAAGAGTTGGTTTATCTCTTTGTAATAAAACACCATAATTAAAATTTTCTGGTATATTACCTTTATTTAATTTAATACTTTTAAAAACATTATTTTTTTCAAGAGCCTCAAATGCGTCCATACCTTCTTTGTAAAATTGTCTTGCAGTAGCAGCTGTTTTAGCAGCTTGTCTAAATTTCCCCAAATCTTCAGCAGATGGTTGATAATCAATATTTAATTTTGGTAATTTTTCATCGGTTAAACTTACCCTTATTTTTGATTTAATTTTATCTATGCTTGTAATATCAGTTACATTATCTATTTCATTAATTAATCTAGTAAGAGCTTCTTCACTATCTTTTTTAATAAAATTTATTCTATTTTTTACAAGATCTTTTCTTAAATTATATAAATTTACATAATTAGAATTTGTATCTAATCTTTTAATAGCGTCTAAAACAGAAATTACTTTACCAGCTTCGTTTAACGCAGAAACGCCTTGTAATTTTTCAGCATCTGTAACAGCTATTCTTTTTAATCCATTAGTATTAAATAACTTAAAATTAGCTAACTTTGGATCATTTAAAATTACATCAACGTCTGTAAAAAGTCGTGTTGCTTCATTTTCAAAATTTGCATATGACTTTGAAAAAGAATTTGCTAAATCATCACTTAAATTTACGTTATATTTTACACTTTCTGTAATGTTATCACTAACATCATTTAATTGATTTAAAATTTTAGTTTGGATTTCTTTTTCTTTTTTAAACAAATCTTTTTTTGTTTTTTTAGCTGAACCTACAACAGCTTGACCTAATGCTGTTGGATCTGGTTCACCAAACTGTCTAAATTCTGTAATGATGTCATCAATAGACACTTGATTTTTTTTCAATCTTGCTGAAGTTTTATATACTCTTTCAGTTAGCTCTTGTTGACGAGCTAATAAAGGAGGAGCACCCATTTGACTTAAACTTGGAGTAATTCCTAGTTCTTCTGACTCTTTTATTACTTTAATTTTTTCCTCAGTTAAAGTTCCTTTTTTTGGAGCAGGACTACTTATTAATTTTTTAATTGCAAAAATTGGAGCACCAAAAAGTAATTCACCAAAACCAGCAATCGCAGCCTCTTTACCTGTTTGTATAGCTACTTGTTTAGGTGTTTGTGCAGCAGTACCTAATATTTTTTCAAGACCCTCTTCTAATAAGTTTGCTGTTCCAGCACCCCCAGCTGCTCCAATCGCTGCACCAAGCACAGGAATAGGTATAGCAACTTGACCTTTTATAGCTCCAATTACTGCTCCAGCAACTTCTGGAGCAAATCCAGCAAAATCTATTAAATCTGTTGGTGTAAAACCAGATTCATCAATTAAAACATTTTTATCTGACTCAACACCAAATTTTTTTGCACCTGTTGGCGTAAGTGCTAAACGACCTCTTGGGTCATACGTAAACTCATCTTCTCCAACACCAAATGATTGTAATGTTTTTTCTTTTTCTTTTTTAATATCTGCTAATGACAAAGCAGCTCTTAACTTAGGATCTCTAATACCAGTTTTGGTATCAAACTGTTCATCTAATATTTTTTTTTCTCTTTGTTTTTCTTGATTAAATTGTAATTGTGGTATTACAACTCTATTTTTTGTTATTTCATTAATTATAATTTGTTGTTCTTCTGGAGTTGGCTCATCTCCAGCAATCTCAAATTTTAATATTTCTTTTGTACTTGGTACTTCAACTTTAATAACAGCCATTTAAATCCTCTTTTAATTATTTTAAACAAGTCTAAAAATACCATCAGAGCCAAGATTTAAAAGCTTATTACCTTGCTCTGTAGATTGAATAATAGAAAAATCATTTGCGTCTTGAACATATAAGTCATCTCTCCCTGTATTTCTGTTAATTTTTTTCAATCCAGTTTCAATATTTTGATAACCCTCTACAACTAAAATATCATAAATTGATTTCATTTTTTCTTTTAACATTTGTGGTGTTATACTAAAATCTATTTGACCAATTATAATTGCCACTCTGTCTCTATCACCATCAGAAATTGTTCTACCAGCCTCTTGAAGTATTCCAGGAGCGTTTTGTGCTTGTAAAACTTTTAAAATGTAATTTGCTTTTTCTATAGGTGTCGGATTATCTGGGTCTTCAGCATCAGCACCACTAATATTATTTAAATTTACTCCAAATTTTCGCCCTATTTCTACAACACTGTTAGCAATTTGACCTGGAATTGTTACTGTTGAATCATCAAGATTGAAAATAAACTCAAGTTTATCTTTTGTTTTATCGTGAAATTCATTTTTTCTTTTTAAAAAATCATAATGTCTTTTATATTCAGATGGAAGTATAAATGGTTTTAATTCTTTCCCTTGTTTTGAACTAGCTATAGCTTTATTGGGATCAGGGTCGAAAACATTCATAGTTGCATCTGGGCCTTCTGCACCAGGGTACAATAATTCTTGTCTAGATTTTGTTAAATAATTTTCCTCAACTTCTGGACTTTTAATTATTTGTTCTATTAACTCTTCATTAAAAGGAAGTATTATGAAATTATCTTTAAATTCTTTA